GCCAACCGCTAGGGATGAGGTGGTTCCAGTATCGCCGCCGAGTTTTCGGTCAGGCGCTCGGGACGAGGTGGCTCCGTGTAGCGGGCGGGCTTCGCTAACGCCCGCCACGATCGTCGAGCTTGAGGTTGTCGATCGTTTCATCCCGCGGAAGCAGCGTGGCCGGCGCACAACTTGGCGCGACCTCTCGCATGCGCTCCAAAGCGGCTTCGATGGTCGGGGTGTGCGCCTGCTGGGCCTCGATGTGCCGGGCGAGACCGCAGCATCGCGCGCCGGCCTCGGGCCAGCTGGCATCGGTCCAGAACGGCCGTTGGCTGGAGCAATAGCCGATCGTGGTCAACAGCGAGGCGGCGTAATAATACGCATCGTCGATGCCATCGGAGAATCCGGCCTGCGGCGTGACGCTGTCGTCGGCGTTGAGGCCGCTGGTCAGGCCGAAGGCGAGCAGGCGTTCGAGCGCCGGCTTTGCCCGGTGGCGCCGCTCCTCCGAGACGTGGTTCCAGCCGAGCTTCAGGATGCGCGCCACGTCATAGGCGTGGTGGTTGGTCAGCGTGCCGTTCTGCAGCCACCCGTACGGGTATTCCCGGTCGGCGATTTCAAGGGTGGTGTCGAAGATCTTGTCCCAGTACCGCACATCGCCGCGGCGATAGGCGACGATGTGATAGGTCATGCTCAGATCGAGGGATTTGAGCACGTGGCCGTCCGATCGAAACCAGGCGCCCCAATATCCGGTTTCCGGATCCTGCCACTTCTCGACGAAGGCGTTGAAGACGTCGGCGTAGGCGGCGAGAGGACGGTGGACAACGAACTCGCTGACGTAATTCCTGAGCCGCTCCTTGTAGAGCACTTCGGCCACGAGCGAGGCGGTGGCATTCAGCTCGTCGCGGAAATTGACGCCGGTGCTGGCGATATCGGAGATCAACAGGCTGTCGAGATAGGCGAGCAGTAATTCCGGCGTGGAGATCCGCCTGAGGATGGCGAGGTGCGTGTATTTCGGTGGGGTGTTGGTCTCCGAAAACCGGTTCAGCGCGCCGACCATGGCGTCGAGCTTCTTGAACCACTCGTCGTAGCAGAGGCCGAAAGACCCGTCCGTGGCCATCTGTTCGAGCGCGAAGCCCTGATTGGTGTCGCCGAGGCTCAGGCGGAGAAACCACAGGTTCTTCTCTGCACGGGTGAATTCCGCGGTGGAATCGAGGAGCCAGTCGGTCTCGTTCACGATCTGCGCGGAGCACTGCATCGGATAGCCGCGCGCCTGCAATTCGTAGAGGCGCTGCTGCAATTGGGCCAACTCTTCGGCCATGGGTGCTTTCTTGCGCAGCCAGTCCGGATCGTACTTCAGGAATTGCTCGGTGATGAAGGCCCGCGTCACCGCCGGCTCTGCGCTTGCCGCGACGGCGCTGCTGGGCATGATGATCGACAGCGACAAGATCGACAGGGCGAGGATCGACAGCGTCAGGAAGATTATGTGTGCGTGGCTGCGCGTGCGCATCTCGCCATCTCCGGACGGAAACCAGTTACTACCGGTAGCCTGGTCCTGTTACATAGTGATGATGCCCCCGGCATATTATGGCAAAAGCAACGGATGTAGAATAATCGGATACGGCTCATGGTTTTTGCTTGCGAGCCGGGTCGGGATTTCCCGCTCCCCTGATTGCGGGGGCGCCGCGACGCGGCTGTCCACAGGGCGTTTTGACCTGTCGGGTCCGGCCCGTATGATTCCGATCGTGGATTGATGCGCCTGGATGCGAGTCCGGGCGCTTTTTTGTTTCTTCCCTCCATCCATCGTCATCCCGGACGGCCGCAGGCCGAGCCGGGATCGCGCGAAAGTCCCGCACGACACCTTCTTGCGATCCCGGCTCCGCGGCCGGGATGACGGCTGCGGGACGGAGACCAGCGAGTGATCGATGCCAGCTCTTCCCAACCCCCGCCACGAACGCCTCGCCCACGCGCTCACCGCAGGCATTGACCCCGACGAGGCGCTGATCGTCGCCGGATACCGGGCACGCGGCATCGCGGCGCGGCTGGCGGCACGGGCGGATATTGCCGGGCGGGTGAGGGAATTGGCCGGGACGCGCCAGATGCCCCCACCCCAACCCTCCCCCGCAAGCGGGAGAGGGGGCATGGCGCACATGGTGGCTGAGGAAAGCTCCCTTTCTGACGCCTCATCACGCCCCGCACCCACAAGGCAATGGGTGCTCGAGCGCCTGGTCGACAATGTCGAGCGCGCTTTGCAACTCGCCGACCCGAAAGACCCCGCCACTGAGGCCTCCGCCCGCACCAAATATGACGGCAGCGTCGCCAATCGGGCGCTGGAACTGCTCGGCAAGGAGCTCGGCATGTTCACCGAGCGCTCGGAAAACCAGCACACGCTCCATGACATCTCGGACCAGCCGCTCACCCCGGAACAATGGGCCAAGCGCCACATTGGCGACGCCTGAACCCACACCCGCCACTCCAGAACCCACAATCGTCTGGCGCCCGCAGGAGGGGCCGCAAAAGGCCCTCGTCGACTGCCCGCACGCCGAGGTGTTCTTCGGCGGCGCGCGCGGCGGTGGCAAGACCGATGGGGTGCTCGGCAAATGGGCGCTGAAGGAACGGCGCTACGGCGCCGACTTCAACGCCATCATGTTCCGCCGCACCACCATCGCCTCGGAAGACGCCATCGAGCGCTCCAGGCAGATCTATGAGCCGCTCGGCGCCAAGTATAATGAAAGCAAACGGCGCTGGCGCATGCCCAATGGCGGCCGGGTTTCCTTTGCTTATCTCGACAGTGTCGATGATGCCCAGCAATATCAGGGCCGCAACCTCACCGATGCCTGGGTGGAGGAGGCCGGGCAATATCCCGATCCCGCGCCGATCGACCGGCTGTTCGGCACGCTGCGCTCCGCCGCCGGGGTGCCGGTGCAGCTGGTGCTGACCGCGAACCCCGGCGGGCCGGGCCAGCACTGGATTTCCGAGCGCTATGGCCTGGTGCCGTTTCCGCGCAAGCCGCAACTGGCGAGCCGGATGCTGCGCTCCGGCAAGCGGCACGTCGCGGCCGTTATCCCCTCGCGCATCACCGACAACAAGCTGCTGCTGGAGAGCGACCCGGATTATATCGACCGGCTGCAACTGGTCGGCTCCGACGCGCTGGTGCGGGCCTGGCTGGAGGGCGACTGGGCGGCGATCGAGGGCGCCTTCTTCGATTGCTGGGACGCGCGCACCCACATCGTCGAGCCGTTCGCGGTGCCGAAGGGCTGGACCCGGTTCCGCTCGTTCGACTGGGGCTCGGCCCGGCCGTTCTCGGTCGGCTGGTGGGCCATTGTCGGCGACGACCACAAGGCGGGGCCGATCCGCCTGCCGCGCGGCGCGCTGCTGCGCTACCGCGAATGGTATGGCGCGCGCGGCGCGAACAAGGGGCTGAAGCTCACCACCGAGGAGGTGGCGCGCGGTATCATCGAGCGCGATGGCCTTGAGCCCATCGCGTACTCCGTGGCGGACCCGGCGATCTTCACCGCCGATGGCGGGCCCTCGCGCGCCGAGATCTTCGCGCGGGCCGGCGTGCATTTCATGCGGGCCGACAACAAGCGCGTCTCCGGCCATGGCGCGATGGGCGGCTGGGACGAGATGCGCCAGCGGCTGAAGGGCGCGGGCGGGGTGCCGATGCTGTTCGTCTCCGCCCATTGCCGCGACTTCATCCGCACCGTGCCGGTGCTGCCGCACGATCCCGCGCGCCCGGAAGATATCGACACCGACGCCGAGGACCATATCGCCGACGAGGCGCGCTACGCCTGCATGAGCCGCCCCTGGGTGGCCGATGCGAGCGCGCTGGTTCCCCGTCGCGCCCGCGACTGGTTCGGTGATCCCGAAGATGACGCCGCGAGCGCGGCCGCGAACTGGAAGATCCTGTGATGAAAAACTCTCGACTCGACGACGCTGCCTACCACAGCCTGCTGATCGACCGTTTCCTCGATGCCGAGGATGGCAGCGAGACCGCGCGCAGCGGGGCGCAGGCGCATATCGATTATTATGACGGCAAGCAGTGGACCGACGAGGAGGTGCGCGAGCTGAAGAAGCGCGGCCAGCCGGCGATCACCTGGAACCTCACGCGGCAGAAGATCGACTATCTCCAAGGGCTGGAGCGCACCCAGCGCACCCGGCCGCGCGCGCTGCCGCGCACCCCGCTGCACGAGGCGGATTCCACCGCCGCCACCGACGCGCTGCATTATGTCTATGACGACACCCGCTATGAGGAAGTGCGCTCGCGCGTGTGGGGCGACATCCTCAAGGCCGGCTGGGGCGGCCTCGAGATCACCGCCGAGCCGCGCGCGGGCGAGGGCGGCGGCGCGGGCAATTTGGGGATGAGGATGGGGCTGATGCCGGGCACGCCGGACATCTCCATCATCGCGCGGCGCTGCGCCTGGGACCGCATGTTCTGGGACCCGTATTCCTCGGAGGATGATTTCGCTGATGCCGCCTATCTCGGCCTGGTCATCTGGATGGACCGCGACGCGGCGATCCGCGAATTCGGCGAGGGCGCGGCCGAGGTGTTCGACGAGACGGTGTCGCTCGGCTCCATCGGCGGCACCTTCGACGACAAGCCGAAGGCGCAGAGCTGGGTGAGCGGGGCGGGCCAGCGGCGCCGGGTGCGCGTGGTGCAGATGTATTACATCGCCGATGATGGCGAGTGGGACTACGCCTATTTCACCAAGGGCGGCATACTGATGAGCGGGCCCTCGCCCTGGGTGGACGAGAATGGCCGGCGCGAGCACCCGTTCTGCTGGCGCGCCGCCTATGTGGACCGCGACAACAACCGCTACGGCCCGATCCGCGACATGGTGGATCTGCAGGACGAGGTGAACAAGCGCCGCTCCAAGGCGCTGCACCATTTCACTGCGCGGCAGACCTATGGCAACCAGAAGTTCGCTGCCAATGCCGCCGAGAACAAGCGCCAGCTGGCCCGGCCGGACGGCCATGTGACGATGCAGGGCGAGGCCGAGTTCGGCCGCGACTTCGGCATCATCCCCACCAGCGACCAGGCGCAGGGCCATTTCCAATTGCTGGCGCAGGCCAGCGCCGCCTTCGAGACCGTGGGCCCCAACGCCTCCATGCTGGGCAAGAAGGACGCGGTGGAAAGCGGGCGCGCCATCCTTGCCCAGCAGCAGGGCGGGGTGATCCAGATGGGCACGCTGACCGACGCGCTGCGCCAGATGGACATGGGCGCCTATCGCAAGATCTGGAACCGCGTCCGGCAGTATTGGAGCGGTGAGATGTGGATCCGCGTGACCGACAATGAGCAGAACCTCCGCTTTGTCGGGTTGAACGGCGCGCCGCAATTGGACCCGCGCACCGGCATGGTGATGCCCGGCCCGCCGGTGGCGGCCCTCGACGTGGACATCATCCTCGACGACGCCCCGACCGGCATCGCCCTGATGGACGAGCAGTTCGCGCTCTTGGTGCAGCTCAAGCAGTTCGACGCCAACAACGAGCTGCCGCTGAAGACCCTGATCGCCGCCGCCCCGAACTTGCGGGCCAAGCAGGAATTGCTGCGGGGGATGGAGGAGGCCGGCCAGGCGCCGCCCGACCCGCTGATGGTGGCGGGGGCGCAGGCCGAACTGGCGGAAAAGCAGGCCGAGGCGCAGTTCAAGCAGAGCGCGGCGCTGCGCAACCTCGCGGAGGCACAGCGGGTGCAGGCCGAACTGGCGCTGATGGGCGTGCCGGTGGCGCCGATGCAGGCAACCCCGCCGCAGGTCGCACCGATGGGGCCGGGCCCCGGTCCGATCGGCGCCGGTCCGATTGGTGGCGGTCCGATGCCGATGGGACCGATGCAGGGCCCGCCCATGGAACCGCAGCCGGGGCCGATGGGGCTGATGCCGGGGGCGCCGGCCGGGGCGATGCCCGGCGTTCCCGCGGCGATGGCTTCCGGAATGCCGGCGGGAATGGTTCCCCACGCGCCGCCCGGCATGGCTCCCGAGGCGGCCCCCGGCCCGCCGGTCTATTGAGCTGCCCGGCCGCGGGCGTTGCCGGCGGCCGGCCCGGCGAGACGTCACTCCGGCGCGACCTCATCCTGAGAGCCTGACTCGTAATTGCCGGAAGAGCGGCTGAACTCCCTCTCCCCGTCGGGGAGAGGGTTGGGGTGAGGGGTCTTCGCGGTATCCCAATGGTGTACCCCCTCACCGACCCGCTGCGCGGGCCACCTCTCCCCGAGGGGGAGAGGGAATTACGAGCCAGACACCGAGGTGCCGCCGCAGGCGGCCTCGAAGGATGATGAAGCAGAGCGACGTGTTTTTTCTCTTCTTCTTCTTTCCTCACCTGGCAGTCGTCATCCCGGCCCCACGGGTCTTGCCTTTGGCAAGCCCGAGGGCAGGCTCCGCGCAGCGTG